TCAGCGAGTTGCTTTCGAGCGGATCGCCTGCTTGTGTCGCACATAGTCGGCTGTCTGGGACTGTGTGGAGTGAGCACCCATTCGCTGAGCCGCAGTCACGCCGTGCAGCCGATCGACGTCCGTCAGCGCCTTCGCTCGCAGGTCGTGGATGTGCGCGTCCTCCACACCAGCACGGGTCAATGCGCGGCGCCACGCGGACTTCAGCGCCTCGTAGCTGTACGCGCCGCCGTCAGGCCCAGTGAACACGTATGTCTGCCCCACATTCTTTTCTGCTTTGATCCGCGCAACGAGTTCGCGAAGCCTGGGCGTCCACTCGATCAACACCTGGGCGCCCGTGCTGCCTTCGACCTTGGACGGACGGAACAGGACGCCATCGCGCCCGACGTTGGCCCAGGGTAGGGCCAATACGTCCCCGATGCGCTGGCCCGTCAGATAGGCCATGTCCAGGATGGCGCAGATCATCCGCCCCGCCGGGTTGATCTGCTTCGCGCGCTGACCGCCGCTGCGCAGCGCCGCCACCTTGATTCGCCGCAGCTCGCTGTCAGTGATGTAGCGATTGCGCGCCTTCACACTCGCAGTCCGGATTGCGTCCACCGGATTCGCGCCCGACTCTCTATACCCCTTTTCCTCTGAAAACCGCATAAGCTCGCGCAGCATTGAGCGGTATGCGTTATATGTCCTGGGCATCTTCGCGAACGCCTTCAGGAACTCAACCACATCCGGCGTTCGCACATCCTCAGCCCGGAATTCAGCGAAGGCCTGGGAAATCGTCCGCACCTGGTAGATGTCATTCGCCTGGGTCTTCTTTGCGTGCTTCGTGCTGACCTCCTGAAGCCACTGGCTGCAGATCGCCTGCATGCGGTCATCCACAGCGCCGCGCATCTCGGCATCTGCCAGAGCGCGATACAAGGAGGGTAGGCCATCGGCTATGGCCGACAGCCGTATCCAGGACCGCTGCTTGTTGACCTGGCGCACCAGGTAGTAGGCGCCATGCTTTGCATGCACGCCCTTCGGGAGGAGGTTTTTCTTCTTCATGCGACTTGTCGGAGCTTGGGGACACGGACCTGGGGCCTGTCTGTCTTGATGGCGCCGCCGGCGCACACTGCGGTGTAATGGGTGCGCTCCAGCAGCACATTGCCAGCGCGGCCAATGCGCGCCCTGAAAAATCCCTGCTGGCGCAGGATGCTGAGCTGCTTGGATGGCCACTGGTAGCCCGTCAACTCCTCAATTTCTTCTCGCGTGAGAGTGAGGCTCATGTTGTTTCACTCCTAATTTTTTCTGCTGCTGCACGCGCGGGTCGCGCTCGTGCTGATATGCACCCCACAGCGCCGCGCCGGCATCGCAGCGCGGCTGAGACCGCGTGGCGCCAGCCGCGATGCACTGCGGGCACTGAAAGTGGTGGGCCTGATATGCGCGGTCGGCCAGCTCCCATGTGCTGGCGCTGGGCGGCTCAGGCATAAGAAAACCCGCTCTCGGCGGGTTCCCTGTAGTGCTTCTCTTCGTCTCGCCATTTCCTGGCCTGGCGCACGTCACGCTTGCTCATGACGAGCCTCCGGTGATGCCCGGCAGCGGGCCGGCGGCCTTGGACGTGAGGCCGGCGCGGCCCTCTTCGGTCAGGTGCAGGCGCGTGACACGCACGGGGCCGTCTGCAACCACCTCGCGGCTGGCGATGAGCGGATTGGGCCTGGGGATGATGCCGAGCGCCGTCTCAATGGCGGCATCAGCGCAGTCCCAGACCTGGTGCTTGTGGTCCACATCTTCGAGCGCGTGGTCGCATCGGTCCTCGTGCTCTCGCATGACATCCCAGATCGCGCGGGCGACATCGGAGCGCAGCCGCAGGCGGTCGTCATCGCTCAGCGGCAGCGGCTTGCGCGCCTCCAGCTCTGCCAGTTGCTGGGTGGCCTGAGCATGCATCTGGGCCTGCATGCGGTGCTGCTGGGCCAGTTGGTCTGCTCGCAGCTTCTGTTCTGCAGCGGCACGGGCCTCGGCCACGAGCCGCACCTCCAGCTCTGCGATGCGGTCCAGCAGTGCGAGCACGGCGCCAGGGTTCGCCGCTGCGTAGAACTGGGCCAGCTTGAGCGATTCCCCGTCTGTGCCGTAGGTGTCGGCTTCGATCTGCGCGAGGGGGTACTGCTCGCCCTCGGTGATGCCGCCGACTACGGCCACGTCGAAGTGCTCGGCGTGCGGCCATGCCTCGTTGCAGCAGGCCCATGCCTTGACAGCGTTGGACAGAGCGCGTAGGTCGGGTGTCGGTGCTGTGGTCACGGGGTCTGTCCTTTCTCTGAGTCCTGCTTCCGGCGCAGTTCGCGCAGGCCCTCTGCCGCATAGGCCAATGCGCGGGCGCTGCGCAGGGCGTTGCTGATGAGGGCCTCCGCTTCGCGCTTGAGGTCGCGGACGATATGGCGCTCGGGATGATCAATGGTCACGCCTTCGTCGATGGCGGCCACTGCTGCCAGAGTTTCTACGGCCAGGTCAGCCAGGCTTTGCTGTGTCATGCAGGTCCTTTCTGCTGCGCCTGGGCGCGCTCTGGGATGTCGAGTGCCGCGCTCTCTTCGGCTGTCGGCTGCCGCTCCTCGCCACAGCCAGAGCACCGCATGCGGCGGTACTGGGGCGGATAGGTCTTGGTGGCCAACCAGCTGTGCGGTGAGCCATTGAGGCAGTCGGCCTTCTTGGCCTCGTAGCTCAGGCTGATGAAGGTCTCGAAGACGAAGTGCTTGTTGCAGGCTCGGCACCAGTGTTCGTGGAGCACGTCTTCTGCGTAGCCTGCGCCGTCATCGTGGTTGGCCTCCTGATCTGCGCCGCAGTAGGGGCAATTCATGTCTGCCATGTGTCATTTCTCCTTGTGCGCCTGGGCGCGCTCATTGGCTAGGTTCCGCAGGCAGTGCTTGCATGTCACCTTGTCCTCGTTTGCCGTCGATGCGTGGTACTCCTCGATGTGGCAGCCGGCGACGAAGTCATCGGGCCAGCCGCTCTCAACGTAGTAGTGGACTTTGTGCTGGGGCATCAGCTCTCCTTGTGCCCAGTGGGGCGCTGGAACAGGGGTAGGGCATGGGCTTCGGCGCGCACGGCTGCGGCGGCCTCGAATCCGTAGCCCCAGATGTCTCCGTTACTGGGGTCGATGCGGCCCGGCGCGATGCGCTCCGGGTGCAGCAAAGTGCCGTGCAGCACGTAGTCGCGGAGGGCTTCGACCAGCGAGCGCAGCGTGCCGCCGTGGCTGAAGCCGCGCCAGCGGCCCTGGTAGGCCACATAGACCCTCGCGCCCCGGTAGTCGTCAATCAGCCATACCCGGCCACGGGCGTCCAGCTCCAGGCGCGCGATGCTGCCGGATTCGCGGTTGTGAAAGAAGCGGCGGCCGTGGCGGCTGATTACCTCGATCAGAGCATTTGCGTGCCCCAGGCGTTCGGTTTTACTCATCGTCCTCCCCCTTGGCTGCTGCCTGGGCTGCGGACCGTTGTTTGCGGACCGTGCCGATGAACCCCAGGTTCTTTCCGCACTTGCTGCAGATGGCGTCGCAGGTGCGGGTCTCGAAGAACTGGCTGTGCTTGCACCAGCGTTGGCGCAGCGCCTGCACGCAGAAGAAGATGGCGCTCGCGATCACGAACAGGAAGAACAGGGCCACGCCGATGGCGTCGTTTATGGTCCAGACGAACATCAAGCACCGCCTTCCTTGGCCTGGGCTGCGTCGTGGGCCTTGCGGGCTTCGAGCGATGACAGGGCTTCGGCGATGGCTTTGCGGGGCGTCGCGCCGCTGCCGCATGCCAGGGTGGTCTCGTCTTCGCCGTAGATCTGGGCATCCCATGGGCCTTCAAACTCTGGGATGACCGCGATGCGCTCACGCTCCATGGCATCCAGCAGGGCGGTGTCGCTGGCATCCACTGCAGGCGCAGCAGGTGCTGCCAGCATCTGGTCAATGTCCGCCGCGAACTCGGCAGGCGTGACGGTTGGCATGGCATGAGCCCGGCCGTCGCCCATCACGGCCATAGCGCCGGCATCGGTGGCCCGGCACACCTCGAAGCCGTGGCGCTCGGGGAGCGTGGCCCCGGGGCGGATGTAGCAGAGCACATCGTCGGGCGCAGCAGGTGCCTGGGGCGCTGCTGCCAGCTCTCCGAGTGCAGAGCGAACAATCCGCCTCAGTTCGTCCGCGGTCATTGCCTGATAGCCATCCCCGTCAAAGCCTGTTTGGCGCAACACTATCGCGTCGATTGCAGCATCGGTTGCTTCTGGGCCTGCAGGCGCTTCCAATTTGGGCGCTGCATCGTCCTCCTCGAAATCTATGGGCTGCCCAGCGAGTGCCATCTTTGCGATCGTGCCGTCTTCTACCGTTGCCGTACCAGCTTCATCGCACCAGTAGTTCTGAGGCTCGCCGCTCACTGTGTCCCATGCGGTTTCGTCGGAAAGGATGAAGTGCTCGCCATCGGCATAGAACTGCAGCGCCTTACGCAGATCGACTTCGGCGGCAGGCCGCTCGGCTCGGGTCCAGATCACAGCGGCGTTCAACTCTTCGCCCTGGCCGATCCAGCGGCCATCTTTGACGCGCTCGCGGCTCACGGTAGGCGGCACCGCAATCGCACAGCGGCGGCCGTCCTTCTCGATGTACTGCGCGCCATAGGCCGGCAAGGCCTGGTCCAGCGTCAGCAGGTTGTTCACCAGGTCGGCCACGGTGCGCGTGGGGCAGATCCACTGGCGCTCGCCCTGGGGCGCCACAGCGGCAGGAGCTGCCCCGGCGTAGAGCGGTGTCCCGTACTCAAAGCCGCTGATGTCGCACAGAGGCTTGATCGCGCGCTCGCCGAACTCGGCGTCGTCATGGCTGGCAGAGCAGATTTCTGCCACGGGCTGGGCAGGCTCCTCGATCTGGGTCGGGCAGCCTTGCGCGGCGTCCAGGGCCTGGCACACGAGGCATTCCGGGTCGCGCACTGCAGGTCCCTCGATGCTGTCCGGGCAGCTGCCAGCGTAGGTGTGGCCGATGCGGCCCTCTGCGTAGTCGCGCAGGGTCTGCCATGCGGTGTTTGTGTCCATGTGGTGCTCCTCAGTTGGATGCAATGCGCCAGAGCGCTTTGGTGGTTTGGATGACGTGGCCTGCGCGCTGCAGCAGCTCACAGGTCTGGGGTGGGGTCGGGGTCATGGGGCAATGAGAAAAGCCACTCGCGGCACGGGGCCGGGTGGCTTCGGGGGAGGGGAGTGCGTCAGTGGCCGCAGGGCAGGCCTTCGCCGGGTTTTGGCGGGGACTCGACGGACGCGCCGCAGCTGGCGCAGCGCGCCGGGGTCTGCTGCTCCCACCATATTGAGCGGGCACGGCGGCTGGCGCTGAGAGCGGCTTCTCGGTCGCGTTCTGCGCGATGCGCGGCAATGTCGTGTGTGTGGCTGGTCATGGGGTGATCTGCTGCTTGATTGCGGCGATGGCGTTGTCGATGGCAGCTCGCGTTGATTGGCCGCGAGATATCTGGTGATCGCTGCGGCCAGGGAGCGAAACGTAGAAATCGCCTTGCTCGATGTCCTTGAGGACGATGGCCTGCTGTGCAATCACCCAGTCCAGGCGGGTCCGCTCCTGCTGGAGTTCGCTGGCGCTGGTCTTGCCTGATGTGGACGGTGTGACGCGCGCTTTGCCCTGGGCCTTTGCCGTCTGCAGCTGCTCGCCCAGCACCTCGCCAGCCTTTTCGCCATGCTTGCGCGCGGCCTTGGCTGCCAGAGTCGCGGAGACCTCGCCTGCGCTGACCATCTGCCGCACATCGCTGCCCGCATCGCCAAGGGCCAGGAGCTGCAGCACATGCTCGGCGGTCTTGCCGACCTTCTTCCCGATCTGAGCGGGTGTCCAGTTGAAGGCGCGCAGGCGTTTGTAGCCCTCGGCTATCTCGACAGCAGTCAGCGGCTTGTTAGAGGCGCTGGTGATGATGCGGGCGATGCGGTCCTCTTCGTTGCCCTCGAAGAGCACGACATGGATCCAGGCCTCGCCATCCTTTTCGCTGCGCAGCGGGGCGCCACGGTCCAGGGCGCGGCCGATGGCCGCATGCCGGCGATGGCCGTCCACAATCCACATGCCGCCCTCATCGCGCGGCCGGACTTCTAGGGGTGGATACTTCCCGGCATTGATTATGTGAAGGGTCAGGGCCTCGATGCTCGCTTCGAGCTCGTCGTCTTGCTGGCGCAGGTTGAAGCCTGGTTCGACGTGCAGGCTCTCATAGCGGACCTGCACGCCGTCGGCGCGTTTGACTTCACCGGTCTCGCGCATCTTGCGGATGGAGTTCGTCATGATGGATTGCGATAGATGTGTTGCTGGACGGCCAGCGGGATGACTGCGGCGATGTCGCGCAATGTGTCGCGCCAGTAGCCGCTGTCGTAGTCGTAGCCCGATGGCCGGCTGAATTCCAGGGCCTCGGCTAACTTCGCTGGGCCGATGCGAGCAAGGGCGCCGATGGGGTCTGCTTCAGGCAGCGCGGTGGACCAGGCGCGGGACAGGGAGTGCACGATGAGCGTGGGCACGCCGCCCACGCGGGAGGTGCCGGGCTCCACGACCAGGTAGATGTCACCGATGTCTGCGATCTCGGTGACGCGCAGGGACAGCAGGGGAGGGGTGTCTGTGGCTTTCATCGCGGCCTCAGAACGGGATCGTTTCGGAGTCGTCGTCTGCTGGCGCTGCCGACGGGCCGGTCCGGGTCAGGGATGCGGGAAGATCCTGGCCGATCCCGGTCCGACCTTCGCCGCCCAACGCCTCGATCAGATCGGGGATGAGCTTGGACAGCTCGCCCGTGGCAATCGCCACATCGGCATCGAAGCCGCCGTCGTCCTGCGACTGCCCCTCCATCACCGCATCCAGCATTGCAACCTTGCGCAGCTGCAGCCCCTCGGTAAGCACGAAGCTCACTCGGCCGTCCCAGGTCATGGCCACGCGTGTCGGGAGCTTGCCGTGCTGGATGTGCTGCTTTACCTCCTCGATGTCCAGCGGGTGCCGTCCGTACCGGACAACCGATTTGGACTCGTCGCAGGACTTCAGCTCGCACTCGCGGTCCACGCTGAATCCAGCGGGCGCCTCCTGAGAGTTCAGCCAGTGCGCCATGGCAGCCTGAGGGCTTGTCTGGGTGTCCAGGAGCGCGAGCGCGAATCCCGGCAGTCCCTCGACCAGCGAGCTCACCACCTCGTCGGCGCGCGCCTGGCTGCCCGTATCCAGCACCAGGGTGCGGGCCTGCGGGTCCAGCCAGACCCACATGGCGCCCTGCTTGGTGAAGGCCATAGGCAGCAGGTCCAGCTTAGCCTCGTCCTTCAGTTCCTTCTTTTCCTTCTTGCCCGGCTTGCGGCCTTCGGTGGCCTCGATGTGGGCAGCCTTTTCATTGACGCGGCGGTTGAGCACGCTGGCCGGCAGCATCTTGGCCTCGGTCATGAAGCGCATCACCCACTGATTGGCCACGGACTCGGCCAGCGGGCCGTGGGCCTCGCCGCGCGGCGGCACCCAGCCGGCAGAACGCTCTTGTGTCAGGCCGCATGCAGCGAACGGGGACTTTGCCAGCGCTGCCTCGATGGCCTGGAAGTCGGGCACCCAGGAGGAGGCAATGCGATAGATGGTGAGGTTGGTGAACATAGGGATTCAGAGAGATTTGGGGTTCTTGGGGAGGGAGCCGAAATAGAAGGCGTCGTCATCCGTCCATGCGTCGTACCGGAGCAGTGCCGAGTGAGCGGCTGTGGCGACGGCGAGCTTGGGGTTGGTGAGCTTGGCGTTGTTGACGACGATCTCCAGCAGCTTCACGTAGCCCCGCGTTTTCATGATTCCCCAGGAGGGATAGTCGGGGGGCATGCGGTGGGTCATCTCGGCCGCGCAGCGCTCCAGCGCGTTGGCGGCCTCTATGTGGTGGCTCTTTGCAAGTGCGCGCGCTGCGCCTGCTGCGAGGCTCAACTGCTTGGCCTGTAGGCGCATGCCGTGGGCGTCCACTGCAAGCTCGCAGGTCTTGGCCTCCTTGCGTAGCGCGGCAGCCTCGGCGCTGAGCTGCTTCACTGTCGCCCGCGCCTGCAACTCGGCGGCGTAGATCTCGGCTGGCGTGCTCATGGGGACTCCTTTAGGCAATCGACCACTGCTCCAGACCATTCGGCGTGCATGCCGGGGCAGGCCCAGGCCGATGCCGCTGCGCGCTTCAGGTCCGCCGCGCTGGCGCTGGGCTCCTGGGCTGCGTCTGCCGAACTGCAGGCGCTGCACGACACGACGACAACCGCCAGCAGCAGGGCAAGCAGCCAGCGGCCTGACAGGCTCTGCTCTTCAGCGATCGGTCCCGGGGACTCGCGCAGGTATCGCGCATCGGGGTCCGGGTTGAATGGTTCGGTGGGGGTGACGCGCTGCATGTGAGCCTCCGATGGAGTCAGCCCTTCTGGCTGAAGTACTGTTTGATGGCGGCGATCTGGCCGGCAGCGGCGGCAAAGGACTCTGCCTCGGTGAAGCCTTCGAACATGCAATCAGCAGCTTCCTCTGCCGCGTCCTCATCTACCCCACGCACCGCGAGGAATACATGGCTCGGCGCGATGCCTTCCACTGCGGGATCAAACTTGATCTCGATACCTGGGGTGTCGTCTTCGTCGCTGCTTCGCTGGACGAGCACCTGGCCGATTTCCGGGTGAACAAACAGCTTGGCGAACGGTTTGGGTTGCTGCATGCGGATCTCCTGGGGATGTGGCCCGTGGGGCCTGGGCATGAAAAAACCGCCTCAGTGGGCGGTCATGGATCGTCAGTCGTCGTATTGCTCGCTGGCGGCGGACTTGACGTCGTGCTCATGCATGTCGATTTCCAGGGTGGTACGACCGACATACAGAGCGAGCAGGATGGCCTCAAATTCGCCGACAGCGTTTGGCAGGCTCATCGGGGTCACCGCCTTGTCATTCAGCGTGAGCGAATAGACTTGACCTTCCCTGGTGAAGGCGAGCCGCATGGAGGCAGAGTGCTTTCCGCGGGTGGATTCTTCGCCGTCCAAATAAAGCCATCCGCCACCGCCGCTGTACTCGCTCATTTCGAGTTCGGCATAGAAGGCTTCGTGGGATTCCTTGAGGAATCCGCTGCGCGCCTGCTGCAGCAAAACCGAGAGCTTGATGCGTGCGGGAAGATCTGGCATGAAGCTGCCCACTGCAGACGTGATGGCCGTCTGCACGGCTTTCGCGTTTTCCCCCTGCACCGCGCTGGAAACTGCTGCATTGAGCACCTGCTGAAACTTGGCAACGTCATCAATCCGCAGGCCATGCGGCATGGCTTCGCTGAGTTGCTCCTTCATGGCTTCGCGGAACTTGCTGCGATAGCCTGTGGCATCGCCGATTGCATCCTTGACCGCCTCCGCGATGGCCTTGTCTACGATGGGTTGGATGCGCTCGGCGCTGACGGCCTGGGCGACGATTGCGGACAGGTCCAATTCGATCTTGATTTCCATGACTGATCTCCGGTTGTGGCCGCGTCGGGCCGAAAGAAAAACGCCCGCGAGGTGCGGGCGAGACGTGAACAAAGGCCGGCGCCGCATGGCGGCGTGCGAGGGAGAGATGGCGTGGTGGTGAAGGCCCTGGCCCGGCGTAAAACTAGAATGGGCCATCACCTATGGAGATGGCGATGGCACATGAAGAATCTGGCGTGGTTGTTGCCATGTCTATGGTCTTGACCGCGATCGTCAAGGCGCTGCCACCGGACGTTGCCAAGCAAGCTGCCCGTGAGCTGCGTGCAGCGAGGCTGGACGCCCGTGCGCGCGCAAAGGAGGACGGCACGCCTGCTGAGACTGCTCAGGCCTGCGACAAGCTGTCGGGCATGTATCTCGATGCACTGAAGCAGGTTGCGGCCGGCTCGGCGCAGCTGGTGGGCGGAAAGCGCAAGAAGTAGGTTGATGGCTGCCGATGAGCCCCGGCTTTCCCTCTGACGGTTTGGCGGACTCTCACCGCTTGCAGGAGGGCGACTGCCTGTCACGATTTGCCATCAAGAAAAAGAGCGGATCACCCGGTTTGCAGTCTGTCGGTGGAGGCATGTCGGATTGCCTTGATCCACGCCCGGTTGCAGTTTTTCAGTGCCGCGCTCTTTCTTGATGGTCCTGGCCTTTTGCGTCGCCAGGGCGGACGAGTGTCCAGAAGCTGTGAAGTGGTGCTGTTACATGGCGTCCTCACTGGAAGTTCCCTGCGCGTTCTGGCGGCGCAGGTTTCGCCGGGCCTGGTGGCCAAACCAAGGGGCTCTGCTGGCGCAATTTGGTGGAATTCCACCAAATAAGAGCGGAGGCTGAGCCCCTTGGTTTGCCCCGATGACGCTCGGGGCCGCGCCGGTTTCCCGGTCATGCTGTGGCTTCACTGATTGCGTTGAGGGGTCGCCGCTCCCAAGTACCCGGTGCCTGATGGCTCCATGCCCGGTAACTCGCCTTTCGCATGTCCGCGAGACTGCGCGGCCAGGTGGTGGCCGGGTCTGCCGGCCTATCAATCTCGCATGTGTTCTCCTTCGCAGCGCGGGGCTGCCCAGGTTGTGCCGTCTTGCTTGTCTTGGTGACGGCGGGATACCTCAAGATGATTTCGCCGGCATCTCCCGGCAGTGCTTTTGTCTCACGCGGGGCTACTCGGCCGCGTGCCTCCTGCCCGTAGGCCTTCGGCTTGCCCTTGGCTGCGTAACGCAGGATGGGGGACGGGGTTACCCGCGCCGGACGCTGGATGCCCTGCGCCGGCTATTGCTTGCTCTCTGAGGTTTTTAAGGATCCTGAGGGGAGGGGCTCGGTCCGATCACTTGGCCCAGCGCAACCTGTTTGTTGTGCGCTGGGTGGACTTTAGCAGATGCTATGAGATGTGCAAGAGATAATTTGAGCAAGTGCTATAGATTGCGGGGATGCAAAGCATGACCACACAACACACAGACGAAAAAAATCCCGCTCAAGGCGGGCTTGTGTGTGCCTGGATGTCGAGCCTAATCGCGGCCCAGTTCGGCCAGCGTTTCCTGCAGCGTCTTGATGAGCCGCTCAACATCCTCTGGCGGCATCTCTACCCAGGTCGTCGTGACGGGTAGGCCTGCTGATGTCTTGGCTGTGTGCTTGAGCCCGATGAACGTCTTGCCGCCCTCGGCGCGCGTGCGGACGCCGGTGAACTGGAGGATGGGTGCGGGTGTCATGCCCCATGGTGGCATGAAAAAGCCCGCACTTGGCGGGCTCGACTGATCTTGTTGTTGCCAACTAGGTGGCGGTGATGGCGTCGATTGCCTTGCCAGTGCTGAAGTGGACCCTTGTGCCATCCTTCCTGACCACGAAGAAGCACTTCGAGTTGAACTGAATTCGGCCGATCTCGTCGTCATGGTCCTTGATGAAGTGATCGACGCCGCCGCCTGTCTTTGCACCGTGCCATTCCGGCGACACGTTATCGTAGGCAGTAACCAGCGAGAGCAAGTCGCTATGATCCTCTGCCGCCTCCACGCGCTGGCCCACCGCATGCCGCTTCAGCATCGCGGAAAAATGATCCTTAGCATCACCCTTTTTGGTCCATCCGCGTCCGTTACTGAGCGCTACTGGTTTGCCTCTTGGCATAAGTCCTCCGCTTAAGTTTAGGAAAGCAAGCTGCCGCCACGAAGTCGCGGCATGCTGGGGTTGGCAACAAGTGCCTGGATCTGTGTACGGGCTAGCGTGTTGAGTGTGATCAAGCGCTGGCGTTGATCGACCTTCATCTCGATCATCAAGGCGTTCTGGCTTTCGAGACTGGAGAGGACCACAAGCTGCTCAATGGTCGCTTGGTCGCGGATGTTGCCTTTGGCCCCGGGATTTTGTCGCTTCCACTCTGCAGCGGTCATCCCGAACAAGGCTTTGTTGAGGAGGTCTGCCTCGGTCGCGTAAACAAAACCAGCTTCCTTGCTCGTCAGCTCGTCGGGGATAAGATGCTTCTGGACAGCATCTGTATGGACTCGATACTGAACCTTTGTGAGCGCACGCTTCACATCCCAGTCGAGGCCACGCTCCGCTTCAGACCGCTTGAACCGCTGGAACTCTGTGATGAGGTAGAGCTTGAACTCAGGGCTCAGCCAAGAGCCAAACTCGAAGGCAATGTCTCGGTGAGCAAATGTACCGCCGTAGCGACCCGCCTTGGCCACCAACCCCACGCCGCCCACGTCCTCCGTCCACTTCTTAACTGAGAGTCGGAACCTGTTCGTTCCAGCCTCCAGTCTTATTCCGTCGAATTCGGCAGAATTAAAACTCGGGTTGTTGATCCGTTCCCAAACACCCAGGAACTCGATCGTGTCCTTGTTGCGAAGCCACGCATCGATCAGCGTCGATCCGCCGTCGAACTTGGCCACCATGTCGGTCAGGCTGATGTAGTCTTCATCGCCTCGGGTCGTCAGGCTAATCTCTACACCTTGCACGGTGAGGCTCTTGCTGCCAGTTGCCACTGCTACTCCTTAAGGTAGGTTGTGTTTTTGGGGTCAGCCCTGATGCAGGGTCCACCATGCCTTCACGCGGCCAGCGACATTGATGCTATCTGCAGCTGTTCGCAGGTCGATGCGCTCCTCGTCTGGAAACTCTTCTGCGTTATCACTGCGGAGCACAAGGGTTCCTGTGGAGTGAATGAGCGCGCGCTTGAGCAGCAGGCGATCGCATACATCCAGCACGTAGATGCCAGGCACATCGATGGACTTCTGCCCCATGTCCACGAAAACCAGGTCGTGGTCGTTGATCGTGGGCAGCATGCTTTGCCCGCACCCCGTGAGGATCTTGATGCGGTCGTAGTTCGTGCTTCCGACCTTCTGGCGCACCCAGCTCTCCAGCACATCGAGGTGCCGAATGATCTGGACAGGCTCGCTCAGGCCTCGCCCAGGACCCATGGACGGGGTTGGGGATAGGTGCTGTAGGCGCACGTAGCCTGGCGGGATTTCGTCTCGGTCACGCGCGGGCATGCTGACCGGCGCCGGAGTGTTCTCAGGTTCGGCAGTGAACCATCCGGCATAGCCGGGGAGTGCTTCAAGCTTTTCCACGAAATCCTCCTTGATCGGCCGATGGCGACTCTTCATCTGGCCGATGAAGGATCCGTTGGTGTAACCGAGCAGGCGCGCCAGCGCTGTGTCGCTTCCGGCTTTCTTGGAGGCGGCCAAGAGCCGCTGGATCCTGAATTCCTGCGTGTCGTTCGTCATGTCTCGAAGATAGCAATTGCGAAAATAGCGAGCGCTAACGATTTGTTTGCCTATGCTTTAGCGTGTGCTATAGAATGGGGCATGCCTATACCAACCCTCACGCCAGAAGACGCCCGCGAGCTTGCGGAGCGGTCGGAGACAACGCCCGCCTATCTTTATCAAGTCCTCACGGGGAGGAGGAAGGCAAACCCGGCGCTCGCGCGGCGGATCAATGCGGCGGATCCCCGGATTCTTTTGTCAGATCTGCGCCCCGACGATTGGCAGGTCATCTGGCCTGAGCTGGCGCAGCCCACCCCCCAGACCCAGGAGGCCACCCATGGCTGAGCAGCGATACCGCTTTGGCGGCCCCATTCCTGAGTCTGTGCAGACGCTGCGCGAGCGCCGCAGGTATCGCGACTCGTCGCTGTATGCCGGTGTCAAGAGGGCCCGGCGCGAGAAATGGGAAGAGGAGCAGCGGATCAGTCCAGATCCATGGCGCCCCTGCGCGGGTTCGTGCGAGCCAGCTCTTTCTCGACCCGCTGGATGCCCTCCAGCAGCGTGAAGTACCCCTCCTCGAACGCGCTGGCGATGACGCCCCGATCGAACTCCGAATGCTCTCGCTCGACCTTCGAGAGGATTGCAACGGCCAGTGTGGCCGCCGGCCCGATCAGTTCCTTTTCGATTTTCATGTCCGCCCTCCTTGGCGCTGGTTGTGTAGGAACTTCCAGCATAGCCCAGGGTGTGGCGGGCACCTCTCTCACTCGTTGTTTTGGTTTTCATGCAGCGAGTTTCCTGTTCAGCGGCCAAGCCCGCAACGTCCACTTACACCTTGGAGCAGACAAATGATGTGGCTCGACGCACTGCGTACGGCAGTGAACCAATACCCAGGCGGCCGCACCGCGATTGCCGCGCGTCTCAACAAGTCCGATGAGGTCCTGCGCAAGGAGCTGGCGGGCACGTCCAGCACGCACAAGCTGGGCCTTTCGGACAGCCAGCAGATCGCCGAGATGCTGGCAGAGCAGGGCGTGGACTGCTCGGGCTTCCGTGTGGCTGTGGATGCGGCCTGCATGGGCGTGGACCAGTTCCGCGCTGCTTGCCTGCACATGCTGGCCGCCGATGGCTCCCGCGAGATTGCAGACGTGGTGACCGAGATCGCCTCGTCGCTGGCCGACCTGCACATGTCCGACAACGACCTGCGCCGCTGCTCGAAAGAGATCTTCGACGTGATCGGCAAGATGACTCTGCTGCTGGCCGCTGTGAACGCTCGCCACGCGGCGGACAACGCAAGGAGCCAGGTATGAGCAAGCGACTCCCCTGGCTCCGCCTGTACACGCGGATGGTCGATGACGACAAGCTCAAGCTGCTGGCCTTCGAGGACCGTTGGCACTTCGTGGCGCTGCTGTGCTTGAAGGGCGAGGGCCTGCTCGACAAGGCCGACACCCCGAGTCTGCTGATGCGCAAGGTTGCCGTGAAGCTGGGCCTGGACGTGCGCAGCCTGGAAGAGGTGGCCCGCCGCCTGGCCGAAGTGGGCCTGATCGAGCAGGAAACGCTGCAGCCGGTGAAGTGGGCAGTGCTGCAGATGCAGAGCGACGTGGACACCACGGCTGCCGTTCGCAAGCAACGCCAGCGCGAACGCCAAAAGGCCTCGAAAGCCGCGTCAGGCAACGATGTCACGCAAGGTCACGAAGACGGTACGGATGCGTCACGCGTGACAGGTACGAATGTCACGCGTACAGATACAGATACAGATACAGATAAAGAAGAAGAGACATTTAAAGAACTAGAACCTGTTGGTCCGCGTTACGCCGAAACTTCGCCTCCGGCTCAGCCTGCCAAGCCCGAACCCGATGCAAAGCCTTCGGCCACGGGCACTCGCCTGCCAAGCGACTGGATGCTGCCGAAGAGCTGGGGTACCTGGGCCATCGAAGAGCGGCCTGAGATGACGGCAGAGGAGGTGCGCCGCCAGGCGGCCATGTTCGCCGACCACTTCCACGCCGCTGCTGGCAAGGACGGCCGCAAGGTCGATTGGAAGGCGACGTGGCGCAACTGGATCCGCCGCGCCAACCTGCCGCGCGCCGGTCGGCCTGCCGCTGGCGCCGGTCGGCCTGCCGCTGGCGCTGGCGCCCCGCTGAACAAGCAGGAGGCCCTGGAGCAGCGCAACCGCAATGTGGGCGCGGCCTGGGCGGCGCAGGGACAGGGAGGCAGCCATGCAGCAGCATGAACAAGGCCAGTTCGCCGACCTCCTGACCGACGTGATGGCGTACTACGGCAAAGACGTCTCCAAGTTCCTGCTGGACGTGTGGTGGGACGCATGCAAGTCGTTCGACATGCAGCAGGTTTCCCAGGCGCTGCAGCGACACGCATGCGACCCGGAGCGCGGCCAGTTTGCGCCGAAGGTGGCGGACGTTGCTCGCGTCCTGTCGGGGACATCCACAGATCGTGCGGCCATCGCCTGGGGCAAGGTGCACGAAGCCATGAGCGCTGTCGGCGCCTACACCGATGTCGTGTTCGATGACCCGGCGATCCATGCCGTAGTCGAAGACCTGGGCGGCTGGCCCAAGATCTGCCGGATGGACATGAAAGAGCTGTCCTACCTGCAGCACCGCTTTCAGGAATCGCACCGCGCGTACACCGAGCGCGGCCAGTACGAGTACCCGCGCCGCCTGATGGGCGACCGCTCGCCAGACCACGAATACACCCGCAATGGCCTGCCACTGCCGCGCCCCGCGTTGGTTGGCAACCGTGACCGCGCCGTGGCCGTGCTCAAGAACGGCAGCGCAGCGGGCAAGACCAACATCACCATGCTGGCGCATCACGCCATGCACCTGCTGGCGAACTCCAGTGTGGGCCAGGAAGCGAGGCGCGCATGAGGACGCTCGAAGAAATCAAAGGTCGCTGCCACATCGGCATCGGTGGTTGCTGGCTGTGGAAGGGATCTCTGCGTCACGACGGCCGCGCCAATATCTACGCACCGGACTACACCCGTGGACCCGACGTCATGACGACGCAGAACGGGCCCCGTGCGGTCTGGCATTGCAAGACGGGGAAGCCTATCCCAGCTGGTTGGCGTGCGTATGGCACCTGCGAAAACAAGGCCTGCTGCAACCCGGCGCATGTGGCCTGTTCGCCCTGCGCTGAATTTGGTGGCTGGATCAGCCAGACCGGCCGCCTGAAGGATGTGCCGAGGCGCATCTTGGCAAACCGGCTGGGCGGTCGCAAGCGCGCGAAGCTGACCCCGGAGGTGATCGCGCACATCCTCGCGAGCGAGAAGAGCGGCGTGCAACTGGCCGCCGAACTGGGTTTGAGCCGGGAGACGGTGAGCAAGGCGCGCAATGGCCGCTCGGTCGCATATCAGGCCGCAGGGCCAATGTTTGCCGGCCTGGTCCGGTTCGAACCACAGAGGAGGGGTGCATGAGCGCACTCGACACGCAAGCCGGTGGCGACCACTACAAGGGCTGCGCCATCCAGCCGATCCAGTACATCCACGCGAACGACCTCGACTTTTTCCAGGGGAACATCGTGAAGTACGTGACCCGGCACAAGTCCAAGGGCGGCGCCCAGGACCTGCAGAAGGTCATCCACTACGCGCAGCTGGCGCTGGAACTGCAGTACGGGGTTAAGCCCGCCGACGAGTTGGGCGACATGGTGCAGGCCGGCAAGGGAGTGACTGCATCGTGAAGATTGAACTCCCATGGCCCCCGAAGGAGCTGAGCCCGAATGCTCGCCTGCACTGGGCGAGCCTGGCCAAGGCCAAGAAGCAATACCGCCACGCGTGCGCCTATGCCGCCGTGCAGCAGGGCGTGCGCCGCATCCAGGCCCAGAAGCTGCACCTTGCCCTGACGTTCCACGCACCGACCCGCCGCGCCTACGACCTGGACAACGCTCTGGCGCGCATGAAGGCCGGCCTGGACGGGCTGGCTGACGTGCTGGGCGTGGACGACAAGCACTGGAGCCTGAGCATCGCCCGGGGCGAGACGCCTGGTGGCCGTGTCGTGGTGGAGGTGTCCCCATGCTGAACAAGCTGAACGACCGCGAGCGCGAGCACCTGTCCGCAGTGAAAGAGCTTCCGTGCAGCGTGTGCGATGCCACGGGCCCGAGCGAGGCGCACCACGTCAAGCAGCACCGCCAGTACGTGTGCATTGCGCTGTGCGAGAGCTGCCACCGAGGCCCGCTGCTGGGCCTGCACGGCCAGCGTCGCATGTGGGCCGTCAAGAAGATGGACGAAATGGATGCGCTGAACGTGACCGTGCAGCGCTTGATGGGCAATTGAGGAGATCACGATGAGCGAAGCACCAACGACGCAAGAGCGGTACAGCACCGCAACACACTCCAACTCCCTCTGCGTGGATGCGCGCACGACGGGGGATGTGGACTACCTCATCGCCGCCGCGTGGGGGGGCCAGCAGTTCGGCGCCGCGCTGATGCGCCTGCAGGCCGAATTTGATGGCGCTGGTCGCCGGCTGCCGAAGAAGCCCTCGCGCAGCGATGTGTTCCATGCCGCTCGCGTCTCGATGGGGAAGGGCATAACCAAGGTGACGGCCAGCAGCACGAAGGCGGCCAAGGACAGGCTGAAGGCCGGCTATGACAGCGAGATGCGAATGCTGGTCCAGCCGCTCAAGTCGCTGCGCAGCGTGCGCCGTCACCTGGCCATCAAGCTGCTGCTGGACGGCATGCCCGACAGCGCGGTCGATCAGATCATCTTGCAATGGCTTTCCCCGAAGTGCCCGCTGTGCTGCGGCCGTGGGCTGATGCTCCAGCGCTGGAGCGACACGGAGCTTTCGGGCGACAAGTGCATGGCCTGCGCTGGAAAGGGGGAGCTGCCGCCGCCAGAGGGCGCCGTTGGCGCGAAGGCGATGCGGTACATGGACAGCTGCATGCAGGACGCAGGAGGCCGGATTTGCGGAAAAACGCACAGCAGCCATTGACGGTCTGAAAACTGTTGTTAGAATTGCGACTGCCGGTTCGCATGAGAAGGTCTGCATACCGGCGTCACCGTCCAGCACTCCGATGACTGCCCGTAGCGGCTTCGGTGAGCAAGAGATGGAAAGACACGTCCAAAGCCCGCACGGTTTGCGCCTTGCGGGCTTTTCTGTTTCCGCCTTGAGCCAGTCAGGGTGCGCGCTGCAATCCGAGCGCGCGGGTTCTCTGCCGTGAGCTGCCACGGTGCTGGTTGCGAAGCGAACGGCATTCCCCTGTGGCATTGGCCATAAGTCCGAAGGGGCGACCTACACATGCGGCCTTGGCCTATCGGTCGGGCATCAGCCTTCCAAGCTGAGGAGCCGGGTTCGATTCCCGGAGGCCGCTCCATTTCGACGGAGAGCAGAAAGCTGATCTGCAGGCGGCCCGAAAAGGGACTTCGACAAGCCTGCTCAGGGGCACGCGCCCCGATAGTGCGCCGGGTAGCGCCGGCATCCGTCACCAATCCGCCGCCACCAGGTGCGCCCGGCAAAGCATGCATTGCGCATGGGGTGCAAAGCCTGCGTGGCGGCTCCTGTTCCACCATCAAGGAGATCCACATGTCCCAGACTGAACAAGATGAAGGCGTTGTTTACCGCCATCTCGAAGATGACGTAGAGCGAATCATCCCGGCTCGGCCTCAAGTGCTGGCGCCTGACTTGGGCCAGAAGGTGGAGATCCTCCACGATGGTGTCCACCGTCTGATCTTCGTGAACGGCCACCGCCTCGGCCAGGTGCTGAAGCTCGAAACACCGCGCGACGGTGGAATGCTGGCCGGCGTCGTGGATCTCCGCTTCGTGGCTTCCGAGATCGTGGAGCGCAAGGTGAGCCGCGATGAGTTCAACGCCCTCAAGTCCGAGGGCGTGGCGAGGAGCTGAGGCGCCGCCATGGGACAGCGACCGCGCATCAGCGCACTGCCGCTGCGGATCCAGAAGTCCGATTCCCGCAAGCTGCAGCAGGCTCCACGGCTGGGGGCTACAGGCAGAGCCCGGGGCCGTTCCAGGCAGGAGGCCCGGCTGCGCATCTGGTTGAGGGACGGCCCGCACTGCGCCTGCTGCGGGGAGCTGATCGACATCACGCCCGGCACGTCCCGGCCCTTCGAGCTGGATCACATCGTCCCGCTGTGGCAAGGCGGCGAAGACACCGACGAGAACCGGCAGTGCCTGTGTGTCAGCTACGACGCCGAGGGCAACAAGCGAGGCTGCCACGTCGAGAAGACTGCGCGCGAGGCGGCGGGTCGGTCGAAAGCTGATCGCCGCCCCTGAGCCTGTCTGACGCGGCCCAGGGGCATCGCCGGGGCGGTCAAGGGGAGGGGTGGGGTCAAAGGCTAGGAGCCTCGGCCCTGGATACCGCCCTGTTCCGCACGCGCACAAAAAAGCCCCCTGTTTGATTGTTTCGGGGCAGTCGGCCACATGAGGTATCGGCTGCAACCCATTGCAATCACAGGGAAATTCGGACCTTTGAATTCTGGGGAATCGCGGAAATCAAAGAAATCAAAGAATCAAAGAGGTGAGCCATGGCAAGAGGGGGCTCTCGGCCCGGTGCTGGCCGCCCAAAGAAGACGCCGCCAGCCGCACCGACAGCAGACGCTCAGGCGCCTGAGCCCAGGAAGTACAAGCGGCGCGCGGCGCCCAGCGTGGACGCCGAAGGCTTCAAGCCAGAGGATGCGCCGCCGACCTGGCCTTTTGGCAAGGAGCGGCCAGCGCCGCCTGAACCTGAGCCGGATCTCTCTGGCCTCATGCCGCTGGATTACCTGCTGGGGGTGATGCGCAACCCTGATCTGCCGGCACCGCTGCGCATGCAGGCCGCCACGCTGGCAGCGCAGTACTGCCATCCCAAGCCGGCGCCCAAGAGCGCCAAGCAGGAAGCCGAGGCCGAGCGCCAAAAGAACCGTTCGTCGCGCTTCGGCCGCCGCCAGCCGCCCACGCTGACGGCAGTGCAGGGCGGCAAGTCATAGCCGGTTTCCGGCGTCAACGCCGGAGATCTCTATGGAATGGACCACTGCGTGCCCCGACTGGGAGCGCCGCATCGTTGCGGGCGAAAGCCTGATCGTTTCGCCGCCGCTGTTCCCGGATGTTGCCGACGAGGCCTGGGCGATCTGCAGCAGCCTGATCCTGACGGATGTCACGGGCCATCCGACCATCGGACAGGTGGCCAGGCCCTGGCTGCGTGACCTGGTGCGGACTATCTTCGGGTCAGAGAGCCCAGAGGGGCGGCGGCTGATCAATGAGTACTTCTTCATGGTCAGCAAGAAGAACGCCAAGAGCACCATTGCCGCCGGCATCATGCTGACGGCCCTGCTCATGAACTGGCGAGACTTGGCCGAGTTGCTGATCCTCAGCCCCACGAAGGAAGTGGCCGACAACAGCTACAAGCCAATCAGCGCCTTCATCAAGGCGGACGAAGAGCTTTCGGACCTGATCAAGGTGCAGGACTACCACCGCCTGGTCACCCACAAGGACACAGGAGCCTTCCTGAAGGTCGTCGCTGCTGATGAAGCCACGGTGACCGGCAAGAAGGCCAGCTTTGTTTTCGTGGACGAGCTGCACGAGTTCGGCAAGAAGGGTCGTGCCTCAAACATGCTGCTGGAGGCAACGGGCGGCCTGGCATCCCGGCCTGAGGGCTTCGTGATCTACGCGACCACGCAGTCGGAGGAACCGCCAGCGGGGGTGTTCAAGGACAAGCTGGCCTATGCCCGCAAAGTCCGCGACGGCGAAAAGGTGGACCGCAAGTTCCTGCCGGTCATCTACGAATTTCCGCGCCACATGCTGGAGGCGGGCGCGCACAAGGATCTTGCCAATGCCCATGTGACGAATCCCAATTGGGGCGCGTCCGTGGACATCGAGCGGATCACGCAGTTGCACGGCGAGGCCGAGGAAAAGGGTGAGCAGGGACTTAAGGAGTTCTGGGCCAAGCACCTCAACGTCGAGATCGGGCTCAACCTGCGCTCCGACCGCTGGGCTGGCGCTGACTTCTGGGAGGCTGCGGCCATCCCCGTGTTTTCGCTGGAGGAGCTGCTGGAGCGCAGCGAAGTGGTAGAGGTCGGGATCGATGGCGGCGGCTTGGACGACTTGCTCGGCCTGGCGGTTATCGGCCGCGAGGCGGAAACCGGGAAATGGCTTTCTTGGGGCCGTGGCTGGATCCATCAGATCGCACTGGAACGACGCAAGTCCGAGGAATCCAAGTACCGCGACTTCATCAAGGCCGGCGACCTAGTGCTGGTGGATCGGGTCGGCCAGGACGTGGAAGAGGTGGTCCAGATCGTGGAGCAGATCGTGGATACGGGCCTGCTCGACAAGGTGGGCGTAGACCGCCTGGGCCTGGGCGCTATCTATGACGCCCTGGTCGGCACCGATGACGAGCCGGGGCCGGTCGAGGCCGCCCAGGTGGTGGGCATTCCGCAGGGCTACCAGCTCAACGGCGCGATCAAGACGGCTGAGCGCCACGTCGCTGCCAAGAAGCTGGTGCACGGCGGCAGCGCCCTCATGGCTTGGTGCGTGGGCAACGCAAAGACGGTGATGCAAGGCAATGCCGTGACCATCACCAAGCAGGCCAGCGGCGTCGGCAAGATCGATCTGCTGATGGCCCTTTTCGATGCCGTGTATCTCATGGCCCTGAACCCGGAGGCGAAGGCCGGCCCGGCGATTTACTCACTGGAGCTGGGATGACACAGACTTTCAACATGACCACGCACCAACACGGCAGCCGCGTGCTGTCCGGCTGGATCGCGGGCCGCGCGGGTGCGGCAGAGCGCGCCGGCCTGCTGGCGCTGGGCGAAAACGAGGTAACCAGCAGCGGAACGTCCATGGGCGAACTGGCGAACCTGCTGGGCGCATCGAGCCGCTCGGCGGCCGGTGTGCGTGTGACCAAGGAAACGGCCATGCGCGTGTCGGTGGTCTATGCCGCCGTCTCGCTGGTCGCGGGCGCCATCGCCTCGCTGCCCATCTCGATCTACGAGCGAGACACGCGCGAGAAGGTGGACCACGATTATTGGTACTTGCTCAACGAGAACGCGGGCGGCGTCTGGTCCGCCTTCACGTTCTGGGAGTACCTGATGAGCGCCAAGCTCTTCGAGGGGGACGGCTTCGCCGAGCTGGTGCGCTCCAGCGTGCGCAGCTCCAAGATCATCGCGCTCAAGCCGCACCATCCGCTGAGCGTGGACCCGTTCAAGAAGGGCGACAAGGTGCTGTACCGCATCAATCCCTCGGACGGCGGGCCGGCATACACGCTGGACAGCGCGGACATGCTGCACGTCCCGAGCCTGGGTTTCGACGGCCTGCGCAGCCCCAGTGCGATCACCTTCGCAGGGCGCGAGGCCATCGGCGCGGCAATTGCCGCCCAGGAGCACACAAGCCGGTTTTTCGCCAGCGGCGCGAACATCGACTACGCGCTCAAGGCGCCTGGTCGGCTCTCCGACAAGCAGCTGGGCGACCTCAAGGCCTCGCTGCTGGCGCGGGCGATGAACGGTGGCCGGGGGCCGCTGATCCTCTCGGGTGGCCTGGAGCCGGCGCAGCTGTCCATCAACAGCAAGGATGCCGAGATCCTGGCCACCCGCCTGTTCAACGTGGAGGAGATCTCCCGGATCCTGGGCGTGCCGCCGCACATGATCGGCCACACGGACAAGCAGACCAGTTTCGGCACGGGCATCGAGCAGCAGGGCATCGGCTTCGTGCGCTACACGCTGCAGCGCCACCTGACGCCGATCAAGCAGGAGCTGAACCGCAAGTTCTGGCCCGTGCGCGAGAAGCTGTTTCTGGAGCACATGGTCGAGGCCCTGGAGCGGGCCGACCTGAAGACCCGGTACGAGGCCTACCGCATTGCGATGGGCCGGGCCGGAGAGATGCCCTGGATGGACGCCAGCGAGGTGCGCCGCCGCGAGAACCTGCCGCCGAACGCCAGCCTGCTGCGCAACCCCGGCAACCCCGGAAAAGATGACGGGAAGGGAAGCAATGAAAAACCGACTCAGTAAGCTGTACGCGGACAACCGCCGCGCCAGTGCCCGCAAGTTCGAGGTGGTGGCCAAGGCCGACGACCGCGAGGCCGAGATCTACCTCTACGACCACATCGTGTCCAGCGAGCTGGAGGCCGAATGGTGGGGCGGCATCGCCCCGGGGCCGTTCGTGAAGGCCATCCGTGATCTGGACGTGGACACCATCCATCTGCGCATCAACAGCCCAGGCGGCTCGGTCTTCGCGGCCCGCGCCATGGAGCAGGCCCTGCGCGAGCACGGCGCCAAGGTGATCGTGCACATCGACGGCATCGCGGCCAGTGCAGCGACCTTCATCGCCATGGCGGGCGAGGAGGTGATCATGGCCAAGGGCGCCATGTTCATGATCCACAAGGCATGGACCGGCATGTGGGGCAACGCCAACGACCTGCGCAAGGAGGCCGACCTCCTGGACAAGATCGACGGCACCCTGGCGGAAACCTACGCGTCCAAGACCGGCAAGGAGCTGGCGCAGATCTCCGAATGGATGGCGGAGGAAACCTGGTTCACCGCCGACGAGGCGCTGGAGAACGGTTTCGCCACATCCGTGGCGGCCAGCGACGCCAAGGCGCGCGCAAGCGCCAGGGCCAATGCCAAGGCCTGGAACCTCTCGGCCTACGCCAACGCGCCGCGCGACCCCTGCGACGAGCCCGAGGCCGACCCCGCGCACAAGGCCGAACCTGCCAACGATCAGCAGTTCGCCACCGAAGACCACCGCGCACGCCAGCAGCAGCGTTTGAGCATGCTGGCGCGCCTCTCCCATCAGTAAGCGCCTCGCGCAACTGAGACCGCCGCCCACCGAGGCGGCTTTTTCATGTCCGAACGACCTGCGCGAGCGGTCACAACCCGAAAGAAAGGCTCACCATGAGCAAACTTGCACAACTGCGCGCCCAGCGTGATGCGAAGGCCAAGGCCGCCGCCGAACTGAACGCCAAGACCCCGGCCGACCAGCGCATGCCGTCCGCCGACGCTTCGGCCCTGGACACCATCCTCAACGAGATCGAGGCCATCGACGGCGAGATCGCCCGCGAGAACCGCCTGAACCAGGTGGCCGGCGACGAGCGCGCCGAGCACGAGGCTGCGCTCAACCAAGCCACAGTCCACGGCGGCGGGCGCACCGAAGAATCCCAGGCCCTGCGCGCCATGCTGACCGGCGGCCTGTCCAACCTGTCGCCCGAGCAACGCAATGCCATGGCCTCGCGCCAGAACCCCGACATCCGCGCCGCCATGTCCACCACGACCGGCTCCGAAGGCGGCTACACCGTGGCCACGGAATTCAGCCGCTCGCTGATCGAGGCAATGAAGCAGATGGGCGGCGTCCGCGCCGTGGCCAGTGCGCTCCAGACGGCGACCGGCGCGCAGATGCTGTTCCCCACGGCCGACGCGACGGCGGAGGAGGGTGAAATCGTGGGCCAGAACGCTGCGGTCACGAACGGCGAGACCGCCTTCGGTCAGGCGTCCATGGACGTCTACAAGTACAGCTCCAAGAGCATCGCGCTGCCCTTCGAGCTGCTGCAGGACTCGTTCATCGACATTGAGGCCTACATCAAGTCGCTGCTGGCGCTGCGTCTGGGCCGCATCCAGAACCGCCACCAGACCGTGGGCACTGGCACCGGCCAGCCTCGCGGCATCGTGACGGGCGCCTCCGTCGGCAAGACCGGCGCCACAGGCCAGACCACCAGCGTGACCTATGACGACCTGGTGGACCTGGAGCACTCGGTGGACCCGATCTACCGCTCTCGCGCTGCCTGGATGTTCCATGACGATGTGCTCAAGGTGCTGCGCAAGATCAAGGACACCCAGAACCGCCCGATCTTCGTGCCGGGCTACGAGCAGGGCAACCCTGGCGGCGCTCCCGACCGCCTGCTGGGCCGCGCCATCAACATCAACCAGAACATGGCCCCGATGGCGGCCAATGCCAAGTCGATCCTGTACGGCGACTTCAGCAAGTACCTGATCCGCGACGTGATGGACGTCACCCTGTTCCGCATGACCGACAGCGCATACACGCTCAAGGGCCAGGTGGGCTTTGTGGCGTTCTGCCGTTCGGGCGGCAACCTGCTGGACGTGGGCGGCGCCGTCAAGGCCTACGCCAACTCGGCCACCTGATCGGCCACCGATGAACCCAGGCCCCGGCTACGGCTGGGGCCGCATCTCAAGGAGCCGACATGGCAACGAAACCGAAACCCACTCCCACGGCAGCCGAGGCGCCGGCCGCCGACCAGGCCACTGGCCAGCAGGCCCAGCAGCAGGGCCCCGAAGAGACCACTCAGGCCAGCGAGACCCAGGCCCCGGCTACGGCTGGGGCCGCAGACGGGCAGGGCGCTGGCGCTGGAACCCAGCAGGATCCCGAGCCCCAGGACGTGGCGCTGGTCGCTGTGCGCGTCCTGGCCGCAGTGACCATCGATGGCGTGCGCTTCGCGCCGGACGATGTGATCGAGCGCATGCCCGAGCCTGTGGCCAAGGCCTACGCCGGCAGCGTGGACCCTCACCCCGACGCTGTGGCCTACGCCCGCTCGGTGGGCGCGCCCGTCAAGCCTTTCCCGGGCCAGGCCCATGCAGAGGATTGACCTCGCGCGGGCCAAGCTGCACCTGCGTGTCGATGGTGATGAGGAGGACTCCCTCATCGAAGGCTGGATCGCTGCGGCGTACCTGGCCATCGAGGGGAAGATCTTCGCCAAGCTCTACGAGGACCAGGCTGAAATCCCGGAGGGGGCTGTCGGCGTGGTCATCGATGAGGCCATCCACTCGGCCGCGCAGCTGATCATCGGGCACCTGTACGCCAACCGCGAGGCCGTGGCCCCGGGCCAGGCCGCTGAGATCCCGATGGGTGCCGACTGGCTGCTGCTGCCCTACATCAACACGGCGGGAGGCTTCTGATGCAGGCTGGAACCCTCAAGGACCGCATCCACATCCAGCGCAAGACAGGCGGCGCGGATGACTGGGGCACTCCGCTGCCTGAAGGCTGGGAGAACATCTCCACGGGCCGCATCGCCGCCAGCGTGCTGCACAAGTCTGGCCTGGGCACGATCAAGGCAGACGCTGAGGTGTCCATCGTCCGCGCGAGCATCCGGATTCGGCGCCGCGCTGGCGTGGACGCCGGCATGCGCGTGCTGTTCGATGGCCAGATCTACGAGCTCAAGGCCATGCTGCCCGGCCCAACCCGCGAGTACATCGACCTGGTGTGCGAGCTCACGAAAGGACCGACCCAATGACAAAACCACGGACCCCGCGCACCACGCGGGCGCGGCGCGCTGCCCAGGCGCCGGCCGACGACGGCGGGCCGCGCGCCGTGCTGACCACCAGGCCCGGCACCATCGGTCCTTACGGCTACGACGCTGGCCTGCTGATCGAGGACGTGCCGGCCGAGGTGGCCACCGCCAATGCCAGTTGGATGGACGCGGATCCCGAGCGTGTAGCCGAGGCCCGCGCCGCGCGTGCCGACGCTGTGCCGTTCAAGGGCTGACGGCCATGGCCAGCCGGCGCGATCTGCGCAAGCAGGCCCTGCAGGGGAACAAAACGTTCGGCATTGCTGTGGATCTCGATGGGCTGGACAGCCTGCTGGCTGACCTTGGCGGCGAGGTTGACGCTGCTGTGCGCCCTGTGGCCCAGGCTGCTGCCCAGGTGCTGTACGAACGGGTCAAGATCAATGTGCGGGCGCTCGGCCGCTCCACGGGCAATCTGGAGCGCTCGATCTATCAGGCCTTCAGCCCCGAGAAGTCGGTCGAAGGGCAGCGCGCGGAGTACCACGTCAGCTGGAACCACCGCACTGCGCCCCATGGCCACCTGGTCGAATGGGGCTACCTGCAGCGATACCGCTACTACCGGGGCAACGACGGCCGAGTGCGACCAATGGTGCGGCCCGGCATGGATGGCAAGAAGCCGCCGGGACGGCGCGCCAGCCAGGCGCAGAAGGATGCGTACTACGTGACGTTGCCGACTCCGATTCAGGTGCCTGGCAAGGCGTTCATTCGCAGCGCGGAGAGTTCGCTGGCCGAGGCCCAGAAGGCTGCTGAGGCTGAGCTCTGGCGGCGGCTGTTCGAGAAGGGGGCCTACGGTGGCGCTTGAATCTGATCTCATGGCCGAACTGCTGGCCGAGTGCCCGCGCGTCGTCGTGGGAACCGCGCCCTACGGAACGACCATGCCCTATGTGACCTGGCAGCACATCGGCGGCGACGTGCTGCGCTACACGGACAACGCGCCGGCCGACAAGCGCAAGCCGCTCATCCAGATCAACACCTGGGCCGCCACGCCGCTGCAGGCCTTCGCGCTGATCCAGCGCATCGAGGAGCGGCTCTGTGCCGCTGCCGTGTTCACTGCGCGCCCGCACGGCGACCCCATCGGGGCCTATGACGATGCAGGAGTCGTTTCTGGCTACCTGCAGACCTTTTCCATTCTGGGCGCCAGATAGGCCGCCCGACCTGTTCCGCCGCCCTGGCGGCCTCCCGCCCGCGAGGGCACTCCATCAACCCGCTTCGGCGGGTTTTCTGCTTTTGAAAGGGCCACAACATGGCATCTCTCCCTACCGGCTCGCGCATCGCCGTGGCCACTTCCATCGGCGCCAAGGTGCCCATCACCGCGATCACCAACGCGACCGAGGCGGTCTGCACGGCGGCGGGCCACGGCCTGGCCGTCGGCAACATCGTGATCATCCTGTCCGGCTGGGGCCGCCTCAACGGCCTGGTTTTCCGGGTCAAGGCCGTCCCGACGCCCGACACGTTCACGCTGGAGGGCCGCAAGGCCAACACCAGCAACACCAACCTGTTCACGCCAGGTGGTGGCGCGGGCAGCTTCCAAAAGGCCCTGACCTGGGTTGACGTGGTGCAGATCCTGTCCAACAACACCAGCGGCGGCGACCCCAAGAAGGTCACGTACCGCTACCTCGAATCCGAGAACGAGCAGGAAATCAACGACGGTTTCAGCCCGGTCTCGCGCTCGCTGGAAATCGACGCCGACGCCATCGAGACCCCAGGCTACAACGCGCTCGAAGACCTGTCCGCCAGCGGCGCCGACACCATCCAGCGCCTGACGATGAAGAACGGCGCCACGTCGTATCTGGCCTGCACCGTGGCGCTCAACGATGAAGTGCTGATGCAGGACGGCCAGGTCAACCGCGTCAAAGCCGATTTCTCGGGCAAGGGCCGCTCCACCCGCTACGCCAGCTAAGGCGCCAACCCCATGCACCGACGCAGCCGCTTCGCTCCTTTCAGCGGGGCGGGCGGCTGCGCACGGGCTTTTCTTTTTTCCATCCGCTGAAAGGATCTCTCCATGGCCACTCAATCCAAGACTGCTGTTTCCTCCGTTGCAGACCAAGCCGGCAAGCAGAAGCCTCCCGCATTCATCTTCGGCTCTCGCCCCGAGACCATCACCGCCGAGGTCTCGTTCGTGCGCGTGACGGGCGAAGTCCACGAGATGGTCTGCCAGTTCAAGTACCGCACGCGCCGCGAGTTCGGCGAGCTCTGGGACAAGGTGTCCGATGCCAAGATCCCGCAGCCGGCGAGCGGCGAGAAGTTCAGCTTCGCGGGCCTGGCCGACAGCGGCCTGGAATTCAGCGTCGAACGCACCCTCCAGTACCTGGCGGGCTGGGATCTGGACATCGAGCTCGACAAGGCCGCGCTGCTGCAGCTGTTCGATGAAGAGCCCAACGCCGCTGCCGCGTTCTGGGAAGCCTACCGCTCTGCCCTGGTGGATGGCCGCGTAAAAAACTCCTGAGCGCCACCGTCGCCTATTTCACCCCCGACCCCGAGGTCGCAGAAGGCTGCGAGCCAGAAGACTACTGGGAAGACCCAGTGGAGGCCTGGCCCGAGAACGCAGAGCCGCTGGCGCTGTTCGTCGGCCTGCAGACACAATGGGCCTGGGTTGTGGGAATGGGCGGCGGCGGGCGCATAGGCCTGCGATACGAGGCGCTCTATCCGATGCTTGACCGCGTTGCACAGGGCGACCAGGAGCTCTGGGACGAACTCTTCGCGGACGTGCGGCGGATGGAGATGGCCGTGGTCAACATCCCGGAGAAAAGGTGATGCGGTAGCATGCCCTTCAATTTTTATGCGAGGGGTATATGCGCAAAGTCTTGTCTGTCGGACTGTTGGTTCTACTGGTGCTGGGTGCCGCTATTTATATGTACGGCGCCTATGTTGTCCACCAGCACCGTAACGCGGTGCGTGCCGAGCTGAAAGACCCAGATTCTGCTCAGTTCAGAAATGAGCGGTTGATCAACGGGTGGACTGTCAAAACAAGCATTCTTTGCGGCGAGGTGAATGCCAAGAACGAACTCGGTGGGTACTCGGGGTTCAAACTATTTGCCTCGACAAGCGGAGAAAGTGCCGACGTCGAAAAGGACGTTGGCAGCAAGGTATTCATAGAGGGCTATTGCGGTAAATAGCCTCGCACAGCACACATCGGCCCGCACAGCGGGCTTTTTTTATGGCTCGCTTCGGCGGGCCATTTTGTTTGGGGGCGTCATGGAAGAACAAAACCGCAAAATTGGCTTCGTGGTTTCTGCGGAAGACGACACCAAGACCGCCTTTCAGAACATCAAGACTGGCGCGGCCGACATGGCTACCTCCGTCGCCAAGTCCGGCGAGCAGGCGGCAAAGGGCGTGAAGGGGATCGGCGATGGTGCCGATGAAGCTGCTCAGAAGATGGGTCGTGCTGAGAGCGCCATGGCTCAGGCGCTGACCCGCGCCACAGAAAAGGCCAGGATTGCCGCACAGGCGGGTGAAAGCCTGTCGCGCGCTTTCGAGCAGAAGATCGAGATGCGCGGCTTGGATGCGACCAAGCTGAACCCCTTGGTCGCCAAGCTGCGAGAGGCCGAAGAGGCGCTCGCCTCGTTCAAAGCTCAGCAGGCCCGTGACGCCGGGCAGTCGTCTTTCCTGGAGTCGCTGCGCTCGCAGACCCAAGCCCTGGGTAAGACGAAATCCGAGCTCCTGGAGCTGCAAGCCGCGCAGCTGGGTGTCGCCAGCCAGGCGGCCCCGTACATCGCCAAGCTGCGAGAGACTGAGGCCGGCATGGGCAAGGTGGGCGTGTCGGCTGCGCAGACCGCCGCCGCGATGCGCATGGTGCCGGCTCAGTTCACGGACATCGTTGTCTCGCTCCAGTCTGGCCAGGCCCCGCTGACGGTGCTGCTGCAGCAAGGCGGTCAGTTGAAGGACATGTTCGGTGGTGCTGGCGCTGCCGCGCGGGGCATGGCGGGTTACGTGGTTGGCTTGGTGAATCCCTTCACGGTGGCCGCTGCCGCTGTGGGCACGCTCGGAGTCGCCTACTACCAAGGCAGCAAGGAGACGGATGCGTTCCGCAAGGCGCTGGTATTGAGCGGCAACCAAGCCGGCACTACTGTCGATGAGATGAACGCCATGGCGCGCGCCATAGCCAGCACATCAGGCACTCAGGGCGCTGCCGCTGCTGGCCTGGCAGAGATGGCTCGCTACAGCAAGGTAGCGTCCGACCAACTGAAGGACTTCACGGCCATCGCCCTGCAATGGGAGAAGACCACGGGCCAGGCTGTCAGCGAGACGGCAAAGCAGTTTGCCGACCTGGCCAAGGATCCGCTACAGGCATCGCTCGCTCTGAACGAGCAGATGAACTACCTGACTGCGAGCATCTACGACCAGATCAAGGCGCTGGAGAAGCAAGGCAAGACTGCTGAGGCAGCGGCTGTGGCTCAGAAGGCCTACGCAGACGCGATGAAGACAGGCGCAGACGAGCTGACCCAGAACCTGGGCTACATCGAGCGCGCGGTCCAGATCGTGACGGGTGGCGCGAAGAAAATGTGGGATGCCATCCTGGGCGTGGGGCGCCAGACGTCACCAACGGACCAGGCAGCGAAGCACCTTGAGTCGCTGCAACAGGAGTTGAATACAAAGCTCGCGCAGGGGCCAAAGAACGAGCAGTCCCGTACGAGCTGGGACAAGGGCGTCGAAAACCTGAAGCGGCAGATCCAGCAGGCATCCGATTTCCTGGCTTTCGCTGGTGCTGCTGGCAAGTCCATTGCCGAGACTCAGGCCGCCAACAAGGAGTACGTCGATGCAATGGAGGACTTCGACAAGCTTGCGGGCCAATTCGCGACCAAGGATGTCAAGCGCAAGCAAGAGCTGACCATCGCTCAGAACGCCTACAACAAGTCGGTTGAAGAGACGAAGCGGGCCTATGCCAACATGCCGGAGTTGGGGGCGAAGCTGGCTGATCTGGAGGCGCGCTACAAGAACACCGTCGAGGGAATCAACAAGCGGTACACCGAGAAGGGCTCGGGCGGCATCAGCATTTCCGACAACCAGCTGGCAAGCCTGGAGGGCCAGCTTGCAGCGGCGAAGCAGTACCGCGAACAGCTGCTGACGCTGGGCGTGGCTGCTGCCGATCTGAATGCGGGTGAGCGCGAGTCGCTCAAGCTGTCGGCTCAGATCGAGAAGGCCACGAACGCGAAGACGCGCGCCAAGCTGGAAGAGGCGAAGGCGCTGGCCGATGCGCTGGGCGTGCAGCTGCGCAGCAATGACGGCCTGGAGAAGTCGATGAAGGCTCAGGAGGCCCTCATCTCTGGCAACTTCAAGGCTGCGGATTCGATCACCGAGCGTGCGCGCGAGCAGGAGGCTGCCAATGCCGTGTTCGGCAAGGGCCGCACGGAGATCGAGCGCATGACGCTCGCCACGCTTGAGCAGCAAATGGCCGAGGCCCAGGGCAGCGACAGCTTTGACCCGAAGTACATCGCCAGCCTGGAGGCCAAGATCGCCGCCCAGAAGCGCTACACAGCCGCTCTGCAGCAGGCTGATTTCAAGCAGATGGACGACCGGCTCACCAAGTCGCTGCAGACCGCGAAGGATGAGCTGGAGATCCAGAAAGAGGGCCTGTCGCTGCTGGGCGCCGACGAGGTGCAGCGCAAGAAGATCATCGCGCAGCGCCGCATCGAACTGGAGCTCTCCAAGGAGATCGCGGAGATCAACCGCACCATTTACAACGGTGACGAGAAGGAGAACGAAAAGCAGCGGGAGACGCTGCGCCAGAAGGCCCGGGAGAAGGCCGAGATCAACACGCAGACCTCGCTGCTGCGCATCCAGGAAGAGTACGTCAACAAGCAGGTTGAGCAGTATGACGAGATCTTCCGCAAGGGCTTCGCCGACATGCTCAACAACGGGCGCGACGGCTGGGACAGCTTCACGAAGAGCCTGACCACCACGTTCAAGACGACCGTGGCGGACCAGATCTACAAGATGTTCCTGCGACCGTTCGTGGTGCAGGTTGTGGCGTCGCTCATCGGGGTTCAGGGTGGTGGCGGTGGTGGCCTGGGAGGCGTAGGCGGCACGGGGGGCTCAGGCGGCGGCTTCAGCGGGGGCATCCCCGGCCTGGGCTTGCTGGGCGAGAGCGGCCTGTTCGCCGGCACGAACTTCGGCGCGGGCCTCATGGGCGGCATGCCGGCCTTCTCTGGTGGCATCGAGATGATGATGGGCGGCGAGCTGTTCGCGGGCGGCATGCAGGCTCTGGGCGCGGCGCTGCCGTACCTGGGCGCGGCCATTGCCGTGTTCTCGCTGCTCAAGGGGGACATGTTTGGCAGCCGAGGTGCCAACCATGTTGGCGCCGCATACAGCACTACAGGTGTCGGCAATGACAAGGCGGCCGAGATGCTGTTCGGCCGGGCCGCAGGTGACTGGTATGACGACCTGACAAAGCGCAACAGCCCGGAGTTGGGTAAGCAACTCGGGTTGACTGTTGACTCTCTCGCAAAGCTGTACAAGTCCCTTGGCCAGATCGGTGGCGGCACTGCGCGGGATGTGGATATCGTCGCGGGGTTCGCGAGCAATCCCAAGTACGGCGACGAGGACAGCTACGGCTATTTCAAGATCCTCGACAAGCTCACAGGAGAGGTGCTCAAGGAGTTCACGGCGCGCGATGGTGCACTGGGGACGGACCCGCAAAAAGCATGGGCCGCTTTTGTTGGGCAGATGGGTGGCGCACTGATCGATGAGATCAAAAAGGGCGACATCCCCGGCTGGATGCGTGAAGAGCTGGACGCCCTGGGCGACGACGTGACCGTGGAGGGGCTCAACACTGCGATTCAAAAGATCGCTGTTATTGACACGGCATTCAAGGGCTGGTCAACGAGCGTCACCGGATTTGCTGGCTTGAGCGCGAAAGCTCAGACCGAGTTGCTGAAGTTGTCGGGCGGTATTGAAGCATTGGCCGGGAACGTCAATGCGTTCTACAGCAGCTTCTACAGCGAAAAAGAGCGCGCCCAGATCTTGCAAAAGCAGGTCATGGAGCAGCTCAAGGGCTTGGGCGTCGAGATCGACCCTGCAGCCGGCAAAGCGGCGAAGGATCAGTTCCGGAAGCTCATAGAAGACGCGCTGGCAAGCGGCAACAACGAGCTGGCGGCCAAGCTGCTGGCCCTGGCCGGCGTGTTTGGAGCTGTCGCGGATGCAGCTGGAGCCGTGCTTGCAAGCCTGTCCGCTGATCGCGTGCAACTGGAAGCCGAATTGCTGCGCGCGACGGGTCGGACCGACGAATACAAGGCAGCGCTGCGCAAGCTGGCAACGGAGGGTATGAGCGAGGCTGAGCGCGCCGCGTGGGACTACAACGAGGCATTGCGAGCAGAGATTGCCGCAAAGGACCAGTACGCATCGCTGGAAAAGCGCTGGCTTGAACTCAACGGCGACACCGCTGAGTTACGCCGCCGCGAGCTGGCCGCCCTGGACCCGAGCAATCGGGCCATCCAGGAGCGCATTTGGGCTCTTGAAGACGAGCGCACTGCAACCCAGGAGGCGGCGCGCGCTGCGGCTGAGGCGGCTCAGAAAGCCAAAGATGCCGCGTTGGCGAACTTCGAGGCAGCAGTCAGCCGTGAGCGCAGCTACTGGAACGACATTGCATCTGCGTCGCAAGCTGCAGTGCAAAGCCTCTCCAGTGCTTTGGCGTCGCTGAAATCGAATGCGCGTGACCTGTATGGCGCGGTTGACGACACGCAGCAGATACTCGCTGCACAGGGCATGGTCTACATCGAGCGCGCGCTTGCGGGCGTGCGTAGTGGGGCCAAGGTCTACAGCTTCGAGGGCCTCACTGACGCCATTGGGGCGGCCCGTGGCGGCATCGAGTCGAAGGGGTATGCAACGCAGTTCGAGAGGGACCGCGACACGCTTGTTCTGGCGGGGCAACTCGCTGAGCTTGCAGAGCGAGGTGAGACGCAACTGAGCGTCGAAGAGCGACAGCTCAAGGCGGCGCAGGAGCAAATCACCAAGCTCGACAAGACGCTGCAGTATTGGCGCGACCTGTTGAGCGGCAACGCTTCGCAGATCGATGCCACGCTCAGCGTTGAGCGTGCGATCCAGCTGCTGCGCGCACTGCTTGTGCCAGGTTCCGAACCTGGGCCAGCGGCTGGCGGTGGCAATGGCGGCGGCCCGGATTTCGGCGGTTCGCTGCCTGGCGACAGCAACGGCTCAAAGCCGGCTGACAGCAAATACAAACAGGTGCGCATCTACGGAAGCGACGTCTGGTATGAGCCCGTCATCGATAAGCAGCTGATTGACAAGCTGGACCGGCTGTCGCCCATCTACCACTCCTTCGATGGCACGGAGGATGTACGCGGGTTGCTGCTCGCGGTGAAAGCGGCAGGCGGCACGATGGCCGATCTTTCCACCCTGTCGGGGTTCTTCGAGTCGGACTGGCGCAAGGCTGGCGCCGCTGTCGGCGTGCCCGCGTTCGCGGGCGGCGGGCTGCATTCCGGAGGTGTTCGCCTAGTCGGCGAGCGCGGCCCAGAGCTTGAGGTCACTGGGCCGGCGCGCTACTGGTCCTCTGCCCAGACGCAAGCACTGCTCAGCGGCACGGGCGGAGGTAGCGAGGAGCTGATCGCCGAGGTGAGGGCATTGAGGGCTGAGGTCAGCGGCCTACGTGCGGCAGCACAGCGCACCGCGCAGAACACCGACCCTCTGCCGGCCCTGGCCGACCAGTTCGACACCGTTGCTGGTTCTGGAGTTGTAAGGACGAGGAGCGTATGAACATCCTTTTGCCCAAAGAAATCACGGCGGCCTCATTCGGCCCCGCCACTACGATTCCCGCGCTGGATGCAGCGCGTGGCGAAGTGGCGTGGGCCGCATCTGGCCTCTACAAGGTGGGTGATGAGCGAGTGGATGGTGATGGCATCTACTCATGCGTGAAAGAGCACACGGCGACTGGCACAAGCAAGCCTCCGTCCCAGGACGCGGTCAATTGGCTGCTCAAGCAGCCGACGAATCGCATGTGCCCGTTCGACAAATACCTCTTCACGAAAGCGCGCGCATTGCACTCGCTGACCTACGAGCTGATCGGGGTGTTTGTTGATGGGGTGGTGCTGTATGGCCTCGAAGCCGATGGGATCGATATTTCTGTCACCGCAGGCCCTGGCGGCGCAAACTTGATCGACCCCATCAGCGTGGACCTGTGGCAGCAGGCCTATGGCGAGTTCGAGTACCTCTTCGGCAGCCTGGCGCGCGGCACGCATTACACGCTGAAGGGCCTGCCGATCCACCCGGATCAGCGGATCAAGATCACCGTGCGTCGCAACAACGCGGACGTTGAGGCCGCCGTGGGCTACATCAGCATCGGCAATCAGAAGACCTTGCTGGCCCCCAACGGCGATATCAGTGCCGTCGAAGACGGCGCGGAGGTTGCCACCAAGGACTACGGCTATACGCAGGACTTCCCCGATGGCACCTACAAGGACATTGAGGGACGAAAGGCAAAAAACATCAGCCTGAGCTGCATCATCAAGGCAGACCAAGCGCCGTTTGTTGACTCTTTGCTCACGCAGATTGCAGGCAAGGCTGTGGCTATCGAGGTCTCACAGATGGCCAAGTTCTCCCACCTCGCAACTGTCGGGAAAGTCACGGGGACCGTGCGCTCCTCTGGAGGGCCTACAGCCCGCGCCGAAATTCAGATCAAGGGAAATGTATGACGGACATTGTTCCAACTCCAGCGGCGCCCACGGTGCCAATTTACCCCGCGCTGGGAAGCGCAAACTTCAACCAAGAAGCGTATGCCTACGGCACATCTATGCCGGAAGTGTCTGAACGAATTTGGGAGATTGGAGTGGCTGCTGAGGCCAATGCGTCAGCGGCGCGGGCTGATGCAATTGCGGTCGCTGATGATCGCGTGGCAACCGGCCAGGACCGCGTTGCCACGGGCCAGGACCGTGTGGCAACAGGCCAGGACCGAGTAGCAACAGGTCAAGATCGCCAGGCAACAGCAGCTGACAAGCTGCAGACGGGCCAGGACCGCGTTGCCACGGGCCAGGACCGTGTGGCAACAGGCCAGGACCGAGTGCAAACGGGCCAGGATCGCGCAGCGGCAGTGGCTGCACGCGACCAAGCCCAGATCTACGCGACTTCACAATTGAAGGCGACAAGCTCCACAAGCGTCACGCCAGGCACTGGCAGCAAGAGCTTTGCGATCGAGCCATCGCGCTCATTTGTGGCAGGGATGTACCTCGTCGCAACTAGTCAGAGCGATCTCGGCATACGCATGTCCGGCTATGTGCAAAGCTACAACATAACGACAGGCGCGCTCGTTATCGTTGTCGATGCATTTGCAGGGGCTGCGGCCAAAGCCGATTGGGTTATTGGGGTTGCGGCAGTAGGAGGGGGTACCGGAACAAAGCCCGTTCGTACTATTACCGATACTGGTGGCAGCATGTACGGGGAGCAGCAAGGCGGCTTGAACACAATTAACGTGATCGCATTCGCGGGGCGCTGTGACAAATACATGCCGGCCAACCCCACGCCAGGGGATGAAGTTGTGATGATTGTTGCAAACGGCCGAACTGACAATCAGCTATTCGTTGATAACGTAGCCGGTTCGCAAAGGCCAATCATGGGTCTAAATGAGACATTTTTGATTGATGTAATCGATTTTGCTATTACGCTGGTTTATGTAAATCCAACGCTTGGCTGGAGGATGAAATAATATGAGTTCTGTATCGCAATTCATGAAGACAAGTGCCGGTATAGCGGAGCAGGTCTTCTATACATCCTCCGGCTCTTTTGCCGCGCCTGTGGATGGCAATTACTGCATCTCGGCCACTGGCGGCGGTGCTGCGACAAACACATCTACTCAGCGGGGCGGATGCGGTGCGGGGTATGCCCAGAAGTGGATCAAGCTGAAGGCTGGCGATGTCGTCAGTTTCGCCGTCGGCGCGGGTGGCGCGACGAACGGCGCCTCAGGCGGCAATACAACCGTCACTGCCCCAGGCATGTCGCTTGTGGCTAACGGCGGCACGTCAACTGCCGGCGGCACGGCCAGCGGCGGCGATATCAATGTTACCGGCGGTGTCTCGGGCGCCGCCGCTGGTTCTGGGGGCGGTGGAGTTGGTGTCTACGGAGTGGGCTATGGCTCAGCCGCATCCAGTGGTTCTGGAGGTGGAGGCACGGGCGAGGCTGGGACGGCGGCGAAGGGTGGTGCAGCGGCGCCTGGCATCACGATGTCCGTGGGATTTGCCAATGGTCGGCTGGTTCGACCGATGGGCAACGGAGGTACGGTCACGCCGTATGTCACGCCTGGGCCGGGTGGTGGAGGTATCGCAAACAACAACAGCGGGACGGCGCCCGGAGGGATGTTTGCCGGCGGCGGCGGAGGCAGTTTCAACGGGCCGGGCGGTGTCGGCGGCGGCGGGGCCGGTGGCGGTGCAAATTTGCAAACGGGCGGCGTTGGCATTGTGATTATTGAGTTTGCGAGGGCCTAATATGCGTATCGAAATTCTTAATGAAAATGGCGATGTCATGAATACGGTGATGGGTGATGAGGCCTGGGCCGAATCTACATATCCCGGAGCATGGCGCCCTTGTGCTGCAATTCCAGAGCCTGATACCCCTATCGCGCAGCGACATATCAGCGTCGGCGCATTCTTCGACCGCTTTGGCCCCCTGAAGCTGGCAATCCTGCGCGACCAGAACTACGACTGCAAGGCTGTGGTGATGGACGCGAGCGTGCGTAAGTACATCGACCTCGACAACGTTGATCTGCCGGCTGGGCTGGCGATTCTGCAGGCTGCAGGGCACGACATCGACCCGGCAGCCATCCTCGACGCCCCAATCCAGCCGCACGAGCTGCCCTGAGCCGCGCCACCCCATAACAACCCGCTTCGGCGGGTTTTTTCATGCCCGGAGGAGGGCGCTGATGAATCAACTGGAACCGACGAATGTGGCCATCGCTCTGGCCTCGGTGCTGTTCGGGCCGAGATTGGCCGAGCTGGCTGGGCCATATGCCGTGATCCTGATCGCCTCGACCGTGGGCGCGGCCTGGGCGCTGGGCCGGCGCGACCCGAGCGCGCGCCTCGGCGCCGTGGGCTACTTCATGCGGCTGAACGCCACGGCTGTGCTGGTGACCTGGGGCCTGGCCACGCTGGCAGGCCGCTGGCTGGGTTTTGATGAGACCAACTGGATGCTGGCGCCCATCGCGCTCCTGGTGGGCGGCGTGGGCGACGACTGGCCGCGCCTTGGGCGCTGGGTCTTCGAGCGAGTGGCGCGGGTCCTGGAGCGCAAGGCCGGTGGCGGCGAGGGAGGTGCGTGATGACGTGGCAAGCACATCAACTCCTGGCCATGGCCAACCTGGCGATCTGCCTGGGCATCGGCTGGGCCTGCATCTGCCGGCTGAACTCCTATGTCGCTCGCCAGTACAAGCTGGCCCGCGCTCGGTACGCGCTGCTGCTGGCCGGCGCCGTGGCCTCTGGCCTGCAGCCGATGTTGTGGAACACCTGGACCACCGTGGGCGACACCATCTTCAGCGCCTGCGTGCTCGCGGGCCTGCTCATCAACGTGGCGCGCTGGCACGGCGCTGGCCATCCCATGCGGAGGCAAGACGACCATGAACTTTGACCAGGCATTCGACCGCCTGCTGGGCCATGAGGGCGGCTACAGCAACAACTCGGCGGACCCGGGCGGAGAGACGATGTGGGGCGTCACGGCCCGTGTCGCTCGCGCAGATGGCTACCTGGGCGAGATGCGGGACCTGCCGCGCGACCGCGCAAAGAGCATCTATCGGCGGCTGTACTGGACGCCCGTGCGAGCCGACGAGCTGCCCGAGGCTGTGCGCTTCGACGTGTTCGACGGCGCCGTCAACAGCGGGCCCGTGCAGTCAATCAAGTGGCTGCAGCGCGCAGCGGGCACAGCGGATGACGGCATTCTCGGCCCCAAGACCATTGCGGCTGCAGCAGCCGCAGGCCCGGCGCTGTCCGCCCGGTTCAACGGCCACCGGCTGCTCTTCATGACCGACCTGCCGACCTGGGGCAGCTTCGGCAAGGGCTGGGCTCGGCGCGTCGGCAAAAACCTTCTGGGGGCATCATGAAGTCGACGCTGATGAAGTGGGCCGCGACGGCCCTTTTTGTTGCCTGGGAGGCTGGCTTGCGCGTGCGCGGCTGGGCTCGCCGGAAGGGCTGGTGGCCGCGATGATGAGCCCCTCGCAGATCATCCTGGCCGTGCTGGCGGCCGGCAACCTGCTGCTGGGCTGGGCCTGGCTGTCCGCCCGAGACGATGCAGCCACGTCCGCCGCCAATCTGGTGAGCATGCAGCAGCAGCGCGACGGAGCGCTCAAGGGCGCGCAGGCCTGCAGCGATGCCACCGAGGCCCTGGGCGTGGTGGCTGCGCAGCGTGCAGCAGAAGCGGCACCGGCCCGTGCTGCTTCCGCTGGCCAGGCCGCCGAGCTCAACGCCCGCGCCGACTACACCCTGGCCACCGCGCCGGCCGCGCCCGGCGACAGCTGCGCGAGTCTGCAGGCCCTGGGCGCAGACTGGCTCAAGGGGAGGGCCAAGCCATGATGCGCGCCATCCTGCTGCTGGCTGCGCTGGCCCTGGCTGGTTGCGGCGCCGTGCCCAGGGTCGAGGTTCAGGAGGTCAAGGTGCCCGTGCCCGTGGAGTGCCGCGAGCCCATCCCGGACCGGCCCAGCATGCCCACGGAAGCCCTGGCCGACGACGCCGACCCATTCGAGCTGCTGCGCGCTGCCCTGGCCGAGATCGACCGCCGCGAGGGCTACGAGGTGCGGCTGCTGGCCGCGCTGATGGCGTGCACGCGGCCGATCAGGCCGTAGACTCTGGCGGCGCTATCGACACCACGGTCCCGTCGATGGCCACCATCTCGCCCTTGGTCGTCGGATCAGCGTCCAGCGGCACGCCCCACATCAGGCCTGGGTGCTTTCCGTGGTTCATGACCTGGTCCAGGTGATAGAGCTCCTCGGGCGGCAATCGAAAGCGCTGCGGGTACTTGTTGTCGTGACCCGCCCAGTGCCCCTGGAACGCCTGGACAACGCGCTTGTGAACCGTGTGTTTGGGATGTGTGGGATCGATCGGCATGGCCGGCATTGTGCCCGCAGGTCAGAAGGGCGCTGGCGAGCGGATGACCTCGACAGGCCCGAAGCCCCGGTAGACGATTTCGCCATCGGGGTCCAGCACGATGGACCACCAGGGGGTGGTGTGCACAACCCGGTAGCACTCGGGGGCGAGCGGCAGGATCTCCTGGCCACAGACCGCCGTCCACCCTGATGGCCACACAACTGTCGGGTGCAGGCAGTTCAGCGGGTCGTCATCGTCATACATGGTGGCTCGCCAGAATCTGGACCGGCCCCAGTCCGCTATACACAAGCGCGCCACCCGGCCCACGGACTTCAAACCACCCAGGCTGCGCCTCCACGATCCGGTAGGCCTCTGGTGGTGCTGGCAGCGGCTCAATCTCAGGCACGCCGAACCACTCGGGCATGCGAAGCAGGGCGAATTTCTGGGTTGCTTGAGGGGTGATCATCTGGACCTCCTGGAGATCGGGTTTGCATAATAACTGTACATTCATACAGTGAAAATGTCATGCCCCACGATTCAACAGGGCTGCCCGACCTACCGGGGCGGTACAAGCGCGACGGCTGTTCCCCCGGCAGCGTTCGCGAGCGCGAGGGGCATTTGGTGGCCGGTTGGCCGGTGACAATGCTGCGCCTCCGCTTTTGCGGGGTCTACATGCCACTCCACAAGCTCCACAAGGTGCATCGAGTGACCGGCCTGCTGCTGACGACAAACGAATGCGGCGACGACAGGGTGGACATCATCGATCCAGGTGGCTCAGGCAATGAGCTCACGCGCGGCATGATCCGCGTCGAGATGCTCAAGGCCCGGCAGGACGGCTCGATGCTGCTACAGGGGCAAGAGTGGGATGAGGGCGATCTGAGGCAGTGGCCGCAGACGTGGCTGTGCTGCCCTGACCGCACTGGCATAGATCCGGCGCTTCAGCTTATGCAGAGCTGGCTCAATCGGCAGTACGCTGCGGCCAAGGCGGCGATCGAGCGGCCTGGAAAGAGGTGGCCCTATGTGTAA